TTGACAAATTATTGTTTACTGCAACTTGGAATCTTACATAACCATCAGCAACAATGATATCACCGACATTCAATACAAGACCTTTATATTGAATAAGATCTAGGTAAATTCTTGATGTTTGTGGGAATACAACGCTCTTGGTTTCAAAAGAACCAGTCAAAGAATCTGTATCTACAGTTAGTTTTCCACCAGTATTACTCAAAACTGCTCCTTCACATCTAATAAAATCTACAACATTTGCAGTAACGTTACTTGTATATGCTTTGAATGGAACTCCATCAGCAAAATCACCTTGAAGTCCAATGACGTGAAGGCGAGGTTCAATAGCAACAATTGTAGCTTCAGCACCCTCATCACTTTCAATACGAGAGTTGATATTGAATGTTCCAGCAGTTACTTCTACATCAAGATAATTGAAGTTTTCATCAGAGTAGAATCCATAAATTTTTCCTGTTATACCTGGATTCCCAGCGGCAACCACGTCGTCGTTGACAACAAATGGACCATCCTCAATATCGTTTATTCTCATCCTCACATAAGTTTTTGCAACTTGTGCTTCATTCAAAATATATCCTGCAATTTCTGCACTTCTATCAGACAGAACACCATAGATAAACGAAGATTGTTCAATTTTTCCGCCCAAAGGAACTGGGATTATTCTGGTCCCATAAGTTTTTGGTAGAAGTACTAGTCCATTTTGAATACCAATAACAAGATAATAAGATGGGTTTGTGAGTTGTTCTTGGTATTGATTGATTAGTATCTCAATAAATTTATTGATATCCGCAATTGTATATCCAGATTGAATAGATGTATTTGTATAAGATGGGAACGTAGCTAGAGGAGATGGAGTTATTAGTGTTCCCGAAATCGCTCTAGTCATAAAGAATTCAAGTCTATCCAGAATATAATTTCTCACATTATAATCATTATCTGGGTAGAAAGGAGTTCCTCCTTGTGATGTGTAAATATCAATTCCACTCTTAGCAAATTTAGCACCCCAAATTAGAACACCGCTAGTTCCATTACCAGGAGCAGTAACTGAAGCATTCACCGTTCCATATGCAAATAGATCTACTGATGAAACACCAAATGGAACATCAAAGGTAATAAATGCCCTGTACCATCCATTTCCATGTGGAATAACTCCTGTAGACAGTCCTGTTATTCCAGTTCCAAATACATCACTTGGTGCTCCATTTGTTAGATTTATATTGAAAAATGCAAAGTGAGTTGCATCCCATTGAACTCTAATTCTTGCATTAGAGTAACCAGCTTCTTTGAAGAATATAGACCAAGTATATGTTTGATATGAAGTGTCAACACCCTGATCAAGAGTGACATATTCATTATCAAACGTTACATTGTCTCTATCATAGGTTGTATACGCAGTCAAAACAAAGTTTCTTCTTACAGCACGTTCATCTGTGCCAGTTGTACCAGGAATCAATTTATCTGCGGTAAGAGTTCCATCTGGACCAGAAGATGCATTTAGAGATACAGTATTTCCAGTGCTTGTCCATGTTCCTCCAGAAATTTGTTCGACCTGAGCTGCAGGGATCAAATTCAATTGATTATTAGTCGTGTTTAGAGGTGTGAGTAAACTTCTAAGGGTTCTGTAAGTCTGAACATTTGAATATTGCGCTGTAGTCTGATTATCAAGTACACTTTCTTTAGTGATTAGAATATCATGAATGATATTATCAGCAACTTCTTCAATAAATGTTTTTTGAGCAGTTGTGATTTGTCCCCATTGTCTAGTAACTTCTTCACCAATTTCCTTATCAAAATAGTTTTTATTGAAAAGCATCATTCTTGATGCATTTATAGCAATATCTCCACCAGGGGCAAGAGTGTCAATAGCTGCATTTATTAGGTTATCAATTGCAGATTGAATATTTACACAGTCTGCAGAACTGTAATTTCCACCAGGAGAAGAAATATCATGAGTAATCGTTGGATCTGTATATGCAGCTTTATCCGTATGTTGAGCAACATAATGACTTGTAGACAGTGCAATTTGATTAGCAGACTGAAGTAAGTTAGCAACTGCTTTCTTGCATAGGAAGGCAATTCTAGTCCACGAATATAGAGTTGCACCAAGTTGATCTTCAATGTAATCAATTTCAAGTTGAGCAGTCAAATATTTTTCTACAGCAAGAAGAATGCTATTATTTCCACCTGTTAGTAGGTCAGCAGCAACTGCATCTATGATATTTTTTGCATCTCTAATACACTTGTTTCTTCCATCAACATTACCACCAGGATATTGATATGCCTGATATGTTTGTCCATTACTTAGAGTATAGAAGAATTCATCTTCAAGCAGACCAATTGCTTCTTCTGCGATGTAATTCCTATTGAAAACGAGTAGATCTGCAGCATCCTTATTCCTATCTGGTGTAGGAGCAAGAATGTCATTCATATTTTGAATCAGATTGTCAATCGTTGTCTTGACATTAGCACATCCGCCAGCATCCTGAGTGATGCCAATATCAGATACAATTACAGAGTCTGTGTATTGTGCAACAGCTGCTAGATCTCCAGTGATTGCAAGTTTTGACATTTCACCAAGTTGATCATGTGCATACAAAGATCCCCAAAGTTGTAAACGAATATGCCTAATTTCATCATTTACACCTAAGTAATTTTTTGTTGCCTCAGTAGTAAAACGATTACCTCCAAATCTAAGGTCCTTCACTAGAGCGCCTAGAAGGATTGTCAAATCAGTTTTACATCTATTTGTACCTGCACCGCTTCCATCCTGGTTACGGGGCATCTCAGTGAGGAGTACGGGATATCTAGCGAGCATCCTCCCCGAAGTTTCATCAATAATAGCCTCAGTATTGATTTCAATGAGATCTGCAGCATCTATGTAACGACTCTGAGTATCTGGACTAATTTCATTAGTCCAAAAGTCTTTAGTTGTGTTATTTACAGAACGAATTGTAAAACTGTCGGATCTATATGCATCTACTATTCCAGATGCATATTCATACGCTGCCTGTGTTCTAGGTACTGTTAGTAGATGATTTCCAGAAGAAGTATATGCAAGATCAATTGTATCAATTACAATATCAAATAAAGTATTGATTGTACTGGCAACATCAGCACAAACTGGATTTGCAGGATCATCCGTAATGGTTGTATCAATGAATTGTGTAAAACCATGATCTCCAGTAATACCAACCTCAAGTCCACGCATTACAAGTAGAGAAATATCTCTTGCTCTGTCATATGCATATGAAGTCTCTGCTTCTTCACCAACAATATGATTGAGTGTTGCTGTGGATCCCCCAGTGTTGACATAGAGAGAAGCTGCGTCCCAGGTATATTCATTACCACCATTTCTAATATCTTTTAGAATTTCAGTGATAGTGAGGGTGACATCAGCAATACACTGAGTATGTGGTGGGTGTGTTCTCGGAAGAACAGCAACAGAAGATGGATATGTAGTGTTATTTGTACCAGCTGGATTTTGAAGTGTATCGGTAACAATCTTGAATAGAGAATCAATAGAGCTCTCAACAGTAGTATATCCACCAATAACATATGGAATTGAAGTATTTGTTGTTTGTGTATAAGTATGAGAACCTTGCTTGGTTACTGTAGTGTTATTGATGATTTGTTTTGCAATATTTCTCGCTTGATTGAATACATTGACAGAGTTTGTAACTTGACCAGTTAGATGTTGAATAGCACCAGAGTTTACATACAATTTTGCTGCATCCCAAACTTTGGAATTGAATCCATGTTTGATGTTATAAGCTAAACTACGAAGAACATCTTTTACATCATCAACACAATCCTGTGCTGTTGTTCCAGTTGGAGGAGTTGGAGAAACTCTTTGATATGCTTCCCAAGCAATGAAGTTTAGATTTGCAAGAATTACATCATAGAACTGACTACCATAAGTGATAGCAACTGTTGTTGGAATATGAAGTTTGGGGAAATGTACATCTGTACGATATACTGCTTCGGCAGCAATCAAATTTATATTATCTTCTATTTGATTTGCTGCATCATAAAAACGGAATAGAATTCCACTATTTACAAATTCTTGCCCATTTGCCCAGTTAGCTGCACCAGACCAATCATCAGTGGTTGTTGCATTATTAGCACCATCAAAATGAAGTAGTAGTTTTGTATTATTATCTCCTTGGAAAATATTAGAAGGAGGAGTAAATGCAAGTCCATAAATGTTTGTATTAGATACTCTTACTTCATCGATATATCCATTGAAGAAATATTGATTTGCATAACTATCTGAATAACCAATTGTAATTCCAGTCACATTTGGAGTGGCGTTGCTAGTTCCAGTGTGTACGATTACTCCATTCATAAACGCTCTAATAGTACTACCAGACCTAGACCAAGCAACATGAGTCCAAGTATTCAATGGAATACCAGTTCCAGTTGTTTGTTCATTGATGGTACTGCCATCATATGAAGTCAGACGTGTAACTCCAGCAACAGTACGGAGTCCCCAATACGAGTTTTGTCCGACATTGGCAAATATCATCGAATACTCAGTAGTTGGAGTGGTTGGTAAATAAATCCACGCTTCAAATGTATAAGTTGTTAGATCAAATTCTGTTGGGTGCGATATTTGTAGATAATCTCCATTTCCATCTAGAAGTAGAGATGATTCTCCGAATTTTTTCTGTGCTGTAGATAGTTTGGCATTCCCAAAAAATGTTGGGATATGGAAATCCTTTCCTGCTGAAGAACTTCTTGCCTGTTTACCGAGATAGACAATATTTCTACCTGGAGCAAATCCAAGAACTTCTGCTTTAGAATTTTCACTTCTGATGATTTGACCATCAGTAAAATACCCACCTTCTCTATTTCTTATTGCAAGCTGACGAATTTCAGCGGTTTCTCCAACAGTAAACACACCAGTATCATTACCATAGTCAAATTTATAATTTCTAATATACTCATTGTTCTGGATTGTTCCAGTTGCAGTATTGTAGACAACAACATGATTGTTTACAAATTCTCCTACTGGGAAAGTAGAATCGATTGATACTAGTGCAGTTTCAAAATCATTTACTTGAATTTGAGAATCTGCAATATTATCAAGAATAACATTCGCATATTCTGTGGAAGTAATTCTGTTGAATAGAAGTCCAAAGAATGAGGATCCTTCTGAAATAACTACCTCATTGATTGGTAAGTTGGTAGTTGGGTCTGTGTATGCATATGACCTTGTTACAAATCCAACAGAACCAGACTGAACTCCAACAATAATATCATATAGTTGAATATCAAATAGACCTGGTTTTGATTGATATGTTCCAACTGTTTTGGATAGAGTTAGTTTATCCGTTACATTGATTTCTGTTCCATATATGGAAGCATTTGCTTGGTGTTGTGCCGCAGCAGTTCCTAGTTGAGCTCTTTGTACAGTTATAGTTGAATATTCTGTAGCATGTACTATTGCAGTTACTTTGAAAACCTCAGCATCAAATTGATAATATTTGCCAATTACAAATACATTGTCAGGAACTCTAGTTGGGGTAGAAGTATTATATGCAATTACCTCAATAGCAGTTGTTGATACGCCAGTAGTATATCTTAGTCTAGCAATAGGAATTTCTTGACCAACTGACAGGTTGATCTGTTCTACTTGTGCTAGTTCTCCCCCAAGCGTAGTAATAGTTTCAGAGAATTCATATAAGAAGTCATTAGCATTTGTGCTGTTCTTTATAACGACAGCACTATCCAATATTCCAATAAATCCTGTAGCTCCGACGTTGAACGTTTCTCCAATAATATACCCAAATTGAGACGCTTCAGATTCTTGTAGACCACCAAGAGTTGATAGATCACTATTCGGTGCTCCATTCCAGAAAACATCGATAGTATTACCAGAAGTTCCAATTACTGTGCCTCTCCATCTACTAGTCAATGCAATTATAGTCATTCCCAGTGTTGGGAAAATGCCAGATATTGAACTAAAAGATAGACGTATCACAGTTTGGAATGCAATATCTACATTTCCATATCTAACGCTTGCTGGTGCTTGTGGAGGTTCTGAAAATACGATTTGATTTCCTTGAATACCAAATGAAGTTCCTGGGTTTTGTACGACTCCGTTTAGAACAATCATCAATTGATTGACTGATGCTGAGACTGGTTCTTGAGCAACAGAAATTGGGAAAGCAATTCTTTCTCCATCAAATAGATTCGAGATATCATCAATACGTTGAACAACAGAAGTCAAAATATTCTCAGAAGACGTTAGTCTCTTTTGTCTGAATAGAACTTGCGTATTATCATACTGAGTGTAAATTGGTTCTACTAGAGCAAAATTTTGAATATTAGGAACAATTGCAGAGTCTGCAAGATTCACCGATTTAGTAAGTTCAAAATCAGTCTTTCTATTTGCAATTTTAGCATTCTCAAATATATTCAATTCACCAAATAGTTTGAATCCAGCTGGGTGTGTATTCTTCAGGACAAAGTTTTTCCAAGAGGTTATTGATACTGGAGATTGGACAGCATATGAAAATGTCTGATAATAATAAGAATCTTGGACTCTTTGAATAATTTCAGAAAGTTTCCCACGATCATCAACAAATTGACCTGTAGTCTTAGTCAAAGAGTCAATTTGCAGAACCCCTCTAGCAATTGACAGCGATGCGATAATGCCAGAAGATTTTGAAATAGTTCCAGTTATCTTTGCACCTTCTTCAAATTTTCCTTCATAATCTATAATTTTTAGGAGTCTAGGACCAATCTCCCATCCACCATTACTCGATACATAACCAAATGCAGTTGGGTTACTAACACTATCACCTTGATATACATATTCTCCAGCAAGAAATTCTCCAGTTCCAACAATTGCTTTTGCAGCTCCACCGAATGAACTAGTAAGTAAGATTTGGCGCCCTGTTCCAGCATTTACGAATGTAATTGCATCACCCAAATTTGCATTTGATGGTGTGATCGCAAGTTTTAGTTGATCAGGTTCAAGGGATTGTCCAGCGCCAGCAATTGCATAATATGTTGTAGTTGAATTTAGAGCACCAATTGATCCACCAGCAATTGGGAATGTGCCAATAGTATCTCCATCATTTGTCACCTGTAGTGTAACTGCGGCACCATTTTGAATGCCATGAGGATATGAAAATTGTAGAAGTCCCAGGTCAAGGTTGACTACATAATTGAATGATGATTTTAGTGAGACAGTTGGTTCTGAAGAGTATCCAGATCCAGGATCCTTCACCACAATACTATAAATTCTACCATTCCTAATTGATGCTTCAGCAGTTGCCCCACTTCCGCCGCCACCTTCGATAATAACTGTAGGAGCTTGAGAATATCCAGATCCAGGATTGGTGACAGTAATATTCTTTAGAATACTAGTGTTGATCAACTGGACATTGATCGGGAATGTAATTTCTGGTCTTAGAGTATAATCGTGTGGATAATCATAACCAAAGTTATTATTCTTTAGTTTTTTGATTTTTCCGACATTTGCACCAGTTGTAAAAATAGATGCTCCACTACCAAATGGAGGGATTTCTACATCTAGTTCGGCACCAGAACCCGCCAAATCAGATCCAAGTATCCCAGGAATAGATGGAATATCAATATACGCAGTTTTATATCCTTTACCAGCACTAGTAATGACTACACTACTAATTTGACCTGGAATTGGATTACCCTCTGCATCTTCGCCATCAGTAACTGTAATTCGTACAAGACCACCCTCACCATCGCCAAGAATAGGTATTCCAGAATATTCTCCAACTTGATATTCAGTTCCAGGATCAATAATATTGACTCTTTCAATTTTTCTGCTAGAAATAATATCAGTTACAACTGGTAGTTTTCTATAGAATCCACCACCATTGACAAGTCTAATACTACCAATTTTTCCAACTACTTTTTCTGATAGTGCTTCATATTTTGGATCAATTTGTTCACCATCAGAATTCAATCTAATGAGAGCAGGTCCTTCTGGTTCATCAGTGAGTGGAAATTTGAATATATCTGGACCTGTAGTGATAGTTGCACCAGCAAGGAATTCAACTGTGAACCTGCCAAGATAAGGACTATCAACAACATCCATGTAAGCACCTGGATCTACAGGAGAATCTTCACCAGATCTAGATGGATCAAAATAATAAGAAATATTTGTAATCTCTGGTTTTGTAACCTTGAATTGAACTTTTGGTATTACGCTTCCAACTGCAACTACTCCTGGAACTCCAATACGTAAAATTGAATTGAATGAGTATTCAAGTTTGTTTAGATTATCCTCTGAGAAAGATAAGAAATATCCATACATGGAAGTATGACTGACATCAAATTCATATTGATGACCATAATACATCTTGATGACTGGAGATTTTGCAAAAATCGAAACAGATGCTGGAGTTGTTGAAGGTAAAGTGAGTGCAGTGGTTGGAAGTTTGTAAATAAATTCTTTCCCGCTAACAACAGTATCTACAGGGAATGCTCCATCATATTCATCGTATGTTACTGAATTCACAGTCCTTGTTGGGTTGCCATCAACAAAGATCATTCCACCTTCTTTTAGATAGTGTCTATTTGAAGTAATCACATATACAGAATCAGTATTTTCAACAGAAGATACCAGTAGTTTTTTCTCAAGGGTGCATATTAGTGTAATTGCAAGAACACCAGTCAATCCAGTAATTGTAATGTTAGTATTTCCAGTTCCATTGAATGCTAGATTTTGTGTTGGATTTGGAATTGCAACTACAGAACCTTTTGGATATGCAGCATTTGCAGCAACTTCGTCAATTCTTACTGAATAATTTGTTTCACTATATGCTCTAAATTTAGCATATTGATCAAGAGTTCCTGTAAGATAAGGAACCGTTGCCATATCGATAGTAAATGTTCCTGGTGTAGTGTTTATAGTTTGTGGGAAATAAAACTGGGAGATTACATTGATATCATTTGGTGCTGGACCAGTAATTCCATACGTTGTAGATTCATCAAACTTCTCTGTTGAAAGGAGACCTACGCCAATATCATCAGACCAAGTATTTTGAGCAACTGCAATAAGTATTGAATTTGTTGCTTTATCGATATCAACAATGTAAGCACTATTACGGAAAACACCCGTAGTGCTCTTCAAGACCAATTTACTTTTTTTAGTGAATGTAAATGGTTGATTTAGAATTAGTTTTTGGATATTATCAATTTTTACAGTATTTGTAGATTGAATAAAGAATTTACCAACAACCTTTGCTTCAACTTTTACTTTTACTGATCCAGGGGCAGGAACTGTTGCTGTTCTAGATGAGTAAATATCTTGCACCTGAGTTAGAGTTACTGTATCTACATCAACATTCGCAGTAAGATTAGTATTTGCAAAATCTAGAATTTGATTACCAGTTGGACCTGCTAGCCAATTTCCAAATGCAAGAGTTAGTTGTGATGGGACAGAATATGTTGTTAGAGATCTATTGATTTTGAATCCAGTAAAGTTTGTTCCTAAGTTAGGATGAACCCCCAATCTTAGCGCATCATTATTCTTATCACTCTTGACAATTAGACCAAAATAAGGAATATAGTCATACTTCTGAGTATAGTTTGCAATATAATCTGTATCAGTAAAGACATAATTTTCTGTTGTACTGCTAGCAATATCTGTTGGGACTGTAAAGGAGGAAATTGTCCTATTTCTAAGTTTGATAAAATTCAATGCACCAGAGAATTGTTGAGTTGCAGAAAATACGTTGGTTGTAATAAAACCAGGAGCATTCCCAAAATACAAATCTCTATCAGATGTTACAACATTTGGAACTGTTCCAAAAGCAACAGATGTCCCATTCACATAAAGAGTGAATACATTATTACTTCTAGTTACTGCAATATGATGCCAACGATTTTCGGTAAATGTATTTGCAGTTGTTGTAATGGCAGTAACAGCGTTTAGTGCTTGATTATTTGCAGCCAAAAGCAATTTCAATGATTTATTTGATTGATCAATTTTTAGTGCAACGCCACCGAACGAAGTTGCATTATCTGTGATTGCAAACAAAATATGCTCTGTTTGTGATAGATTTGATGATCTTGCCGATGGAAGGAATGCAAAGAACTCCAATGTCCATGCATTACCGCTACCAAATGCTGTTTGAAGATTGTACGTTGGATCTGTCCACTTCAAATATGTTGCTGCATATGTAGATGTGCTGTGAACACCAAAGAACTTCAATCTATTATTTTGGACTGCTCCAGAAACAGATCCTAGAGTACCACTGGTTGCAGTCAAAGTTGGTGGAGAAGCAAAAGATTCGCTAACATCTATAATTGGATTTGTTTGTGTTTGATCAAAAATGAGTGAAAACTCATTTCTATTCCACTGTGTTTGACCGCCAAAGAGTACATCTCCAGATACATCTACAGCGCCAGCATAAGAGATAACTCCATCAACTCCATCTTGAACTTTAGTATTTGAAACTGATTTTACCTTACCATCATATCCAATTTTTACAATATCTACTACTCTTTCGCCATTTGTAGAAAGAGTTTTATTGACCAATAGATTTACCTCACCAAAAATATCAATACCTAGACCAACCGTAGTGATTGAGCTAGCACCAGTAACATTAGTTCTATAGTTCCAAATATTCTGCACTTCAAGATCAAACTTACCAACCCAAAAAGCAGTTTGTGTAGAACTTGCAATATCAAAAAGAGATGCTGTTACAATAATTTCATCATATTCATTCAAAGAAAAAGCAATATCTTTGAAATAGTTTCCTGCTTGAGTTACTTCTTTAGTCCAAATTAGATCGATACCAAATGGTTCAACTTCAAGTTTAGATATAGCAAATGTAGTTGCATTTGAAGCTGGAGTTGGGGCAATTTCAACCAGAGCATAAATGAATCCATCATGCACGATGAAATCTTTGATGCTTTCAGATTTAGTAGTTGATGCAAGTTTTCTCTTAGTTACAAATTCTCCGCCATCTGTCATTATTGCAACAAATGCATCATTTGGAGATGATGTATTAGTATTTGTATGCCCACCAATCAAAAATCTATTATCTGTATATTGTTTGATGGTATTGATTTGATCTGCTCTTGTAGATCCAGAAATACCTGCAATACCTTTGCTAAAACCAACAGATGCTGAAAGACCATCTGCAGATTCATCCAAACGTGCAAAAAATACATCTGGATTGTAATTTGTTTGGGTTGTAATATTTGGATGTACTTCTCCAACAACATATAGTTTTGTATTATAGAAAGCTAATTTTTTCAATCTAAGTTGCCTAAATCCTCCAACAGGATTTTTCGAACTAAACGTCTTACTCCACTGCTTTACTCCAAGAGCAGAGTACTTTGTAGCAAAACCAACAACATTTCCAGTTGAGTCAACTGTTTCACCACAAACATATGTAACTTTGTTGCTAGTTACATACATATCTAAAACTTTTACATTATTTTGATTTTGTAAAGATGCAATAAAATAGTCTGCTTTTTTCAGGGATTGCGGGTGTGAGATTAGAATTCTTGGATTTTTTGTAAACCCACTACCAGAATTCAAAATTTCAAATTCAGTAATTGTCCCATTAGTAGGATTGATTACAGGACTAATTTCTGCATCAATTCCATCTCCATCAATTGAAATTTCGATAGGAACATCTTTATTGTATCCAGTCCCAGGAGTTTGTACTGTAATTTTTTCAATACCTTTTACAACTCTAACTTTTAGTTGTTTTGTAGAATTTGCTAGTTGTGGTTCGTAAAGAATATCAACTTTATCTCCATAAGTAATTTCATGTGGTTCATCAGTTGTAATTACACCATAAGGAATATCATTGATAGTTTCAAATGTGTAAGATTCAATGGATTTGCCTTGAATTGAGGAAACTTCAGCTGCAACTCCAGATCCTCCAGTATTTTCATTATCAAATACGAGTCTATCATTTACCTGATAGCTTTCTCCTGGATTTTCAATGAGAAAACCAGTGACTTTAGCTTCTTCAAACTTAGTAGTTGTCTCTACTTCAATATCAACTCTTGAATCAAATTGAATCCTTGGAAAATAATCAAATATTTCTAGAATAGATTCTTCTTCTAAAGTAGGTGGATTGTTCTGCTCAGATTGATCAATGATGCCATCACCATTTTCATCTGCTACTTCAAATACGATGAGATCTCCAGATTCAGTTGTGATAGTATCAGATTCTGCATTTGGTTTTCTTTCAACATCAATATCTACACTTTCAAATGGATCTCTGTATCTGATTACCCCCTTAGGAATATTTTGTTGTACTGCATTACGATTTAGATTCCATTCATCAACAATGGAGTTGTATGATGGTCCAATAATATATGGAAATACTGGTGTACCTGCCGCATTTCCTTCCATAGTTATAAAGTATGCATATGTCCCATTTGGATAATCTGGAGTTTTGCAAAAACGTCCATTATATTGATCCAAGTCTCCTTGACCAAAAACATACTCATAATCTTCAATAAATTGACCAGCAGCCCAAATATCCAATGGAGGTCCATCAATTCTAGATGGATTTGGATTAGAAAGTGCATTGTAGACAATATTATCCTTCAATTTATAACTAGTGATCATACGTTGAATTTCAGATCCCTGATCAGTTGGATCTGAATATCCATATGGACCATAAATGGGGTTGCCATCATATGCCCAACCAATAATAGGAGAGTGTTCAATTCCAGCAGTTTGTGGATCAGATTCAGAAAGATTTCCTGTTTGCTCATTTTCAATAACACTATCACCAAGAACATATCTCAATCTTTGAGGATTTGATACATGTCCATATTCACCACCATACTGTGTATTATAACCATCGAACACATACCCATTTACAGAATCAGTATCTAGAGTTTCCTGGAGATTATAGGTCCATTTGAACACATCTGCTGTGAACTCAGCCCCAGTACCGACAGATACTAGGTTGATATTTGTTGTTCCTAAACTATATCCAATACCTCTGTTTACAATTGAAATGCTAGTTACACGTCCAGCATTTTCTCCATCAGTATCAATAACTGCTCTTGCAACAGCACCAAATCCAGATCCAGTAATGAAAACGTTAGGAGGTGTTGTATATCCAGTTCCAGCATTGATGATTGCGATAGAAATGATACGTCCATTGCTAATAATTGGTTGAGCAAGAGCACCTTGACCAGAACTTACAGATACAACTGGACTTGAACTGTAAGAAGATCCAGATTGACTTACAGTAACACTTTTGATCGGTCCACGAACTTTTGCTTCTGCTGTAGCACCTGATCCTCCCCCACCTGAAATACTAATAGACGGTCTATTAGTGTAACCAGTTCCTCCAGATGTAACTAGAATCTGAGTAACTTTACCTTGAGAAATAATTGCCGTTGCCGCAGCGCCAGAACCATTTCCTCCAACAATAGACACAAGAGGGACTGTAGTATATCCTGACCCTGTATCGGTTACTTCAACTGAAGTGATGCTACCATCAACGATGACAACTCCCTTAGCACCAGAACCAGTCTCTCCAGTTCTAGTTGAAATGGTCATTACAGGTGGATTATCAGCATCATAATCTTGACCGTTTTTAGTTACTGAAATAGAAGTAACTGGTCCAAATGTTTTTTGTTCTTTGGAGATATATGACCAAACAGAAACTCCGTTTACAAATGTTCCAACTGCACCAGGAGTAACCTTTGATTTAGATGAAATTGTTTGTGGGTTTAGAAAAAATCTATTGAGTTTTCTTTGATTACCTGGAATTAGTGCAGATGTACCAAAAGGACCAATATTGTAGTTTGGAAGTCCAGTTGAAGCAACGTAAACATAATTCTGATCAAAAAATGCATTTTGAACGTTTACTGTGTAATACTTGATTTGATTATAGATCGAATCACTACTAGACCTACCTTTATTCAAATCAATTGAAACAAGAATACTACCCTGAGGAACAATGTTTCCAGTATCGCTTAGGGTTTGATACTGAAACTCTTTTTTATTATCTGGGTTGATAGAAATTACACGAAATGTTCCGTTATAAACAATAGGGTTTGCACCATAAATTGTAACTGCATCTCCAACAAGGAGACCATGATTTGAATCGGTAAGAGCTGTAGCTATTCTTCCTGATCCTTCAATTGAAGTGATTGTGAGAAGTTTTTTTACATTATAAACCCAAGTTGTTAGTTTTGGATCTACTGAAGTTGCTCCTAGTTTTGCAACAGACAGTTTATCGCCAGCAAGATAGTATGAACCAGTATCGCTAAGGGTTGTTGAACCAGCTTCAGCAATTCCTAATACTTCAAGTTGTACTTCATTATCTTGCCCCTTATTTACATAAATTGTAAAATTGGATTTTACGAGCGTACCAGCATCCCATGTTTCTCTAACATTATTCATTGAACGTGTACATTCAATGAATTGATTTAGAGATTTTTCTTTATATTGAATTAGTTCATTTCCTACAAGAATTTCTCCATTTCTTTCTGGCCATCCAATAGTAGAATCAACAGTAATGATACTGTCGGTTTCATTGATTTTTTCTGCAAGGCGTGTTTTGTATGGGATGGCGAACTTCCCAAGAATAGTTTCCTCGGCAAGAATCAATTCATAAATTGTAGTTTCTGAAGTTTGAAGTGTGAGGTAATTTTCAATAAGTGCCGAAGCATATCCAATTGTCAAGTCTACGGCATCAGCCTCTTGAATCAAAGTACCTTCAATCAGGTCTTCTGGATTTCCACTAACAAGAACTGTACGAATAATGGTATCTACAGACCAAATAGCAGCAGATGGTTTTATAATCTGCTCTCTTGGATAAAATATTGATACGTCTTCCTGGTAGAGTAATTTGAACAGGTAAGAAACTGCATTACTTGTTCCTTTAGTTTGATAAAATTCTCTAATATTTTTTAGAACTTGATTTACATCAATATTTTTTAGTTCGATTTTTGGAAGATCTGGTAGATACTGGTCAATAAAATTGGTCAGCATCTTTTTCAAGAAAAGACCATCTAAACAATCTGCTTTACTACTTTTTTCAATAGTGTGTTCAGTTATTGTAGTTAGTGGTTGAAATTTGATATTTCCTCTTTCGTCATATCCAATTGGACCAGCAACTCCTCTTGCACACCCTTCAAATTGTGCTTTTGAGTAACCACTTCCAGGTTCAATAATTTTATAGTCTGTTATTCCATCAAATTCAATCTCAACCGAAGCTTCTGCTACAGGAGGTCTTTGAATAAAAACTTTTGGTGGGTTATTAGGATCATAACCTTCACCAAAACTAGTGATTGTAATGTCTGTAATCGCACCATTGAAAATTGATGCGATAGCTTTTGCTCCGACACCTCCAATGTATTGACCAGTAGTATCTCTTCTCTCATCAATAATATAGATTGATGGGATATCAGTAAATCCTGTGCCACCGCTCAAAAGATCAATTTCAATAACACGACCTTGCGGATCAACCTGCACTTCAAGAACTTTAGCAGTTGTTGGATCAATAATTGATACTCTAGGCACACTAGTATATCCAGTTCCAAGATTTGTAATAGTAATTGCTGTAACTTTTCCGCCTACGATAGTAGTAGTTGCAACCGCTTGAATACCAGTTGATAGATTTGGAGGATCAATATAAACTACAGGTGGTGTAGAATATCCAATTCCGCTGTTTATAACAGAAATAGATCCAGATACAAGTGATCCATTGGAAATGAGTGGGTTTCCTATTTCAGCACCGCCAGGATCTTTGAATGAAACCCGAGGAGTAAAGTTATAATTCGAACCCGAAGATACTAGTTGTAGAGAAGTTACAGTTCCATTTTCAACATTTGCAGTAATTACAGGAGTTGTTCCACCATTTCCAGGACTTTCTATTTCTACAATTGGTGGGTTTGTTGTTGAATATCCTCGACCAGCAGAAAGTAGACGCATTTTACTAACGCCACTTACCAATGCAACTGCAGTTGCATTTTTACCGCCACCTGAAGAAATCGAAACTTTTGGTGGATTTGTAGTTACATATCCAGTACCATATGTTTTTGGAAGAATTTTTACAAGTTGTCCATTGTCAATTTGGGGCACAGCTGTAGCTCCAGATCCAAATGAAGGAATTGGAGCTTCAATTGATCTAATATTACACGTTGCGTATTGTGGTGGAGCAGTTTTTAGAATCAAAGTACTACCGTAAATGCTGTAATCAACATTCGGAATAAGAAGTTTATCTGAAATTGTAAGAAGTGTATATTCTGTAATAACTGGTGTATAAGCAACGTTGCTCAACTTTAGATCAAAAAGTTTCTTATTACCATCAAACTGTGATGCAATCGAATCCAATATTCTAATGGGATTTTGATTGAATCCCTTTAGATAAAAAATAGAAGTACTACCAACAGTATCAGAGTTGTTTCGAGTTCTTGGTGCTTGCGTAAAATTGATAAAGTTTGCACTTACTTCATAATCAACACCAGGAATCAAAATTGTATCATATTCCTTCACAATCAACCAATTTGCTCCTGGTGGAGTGATTGGTTGATCTCCTGATTTCAAAGCAAATTGGACAGTATTTGAATCAAATTGGAAATAAGGATTTTGAAGTTCTACCCATCTATCAACAAACGCTGAATATGAAATACCATCAGTAATTGCTACGTTTGGAGATTTGGTTGCTTTCTCATAAAAAATAATTTCATCATCAATTTTGATTGTTCCGTTTTCTTCTACAAATCCATATACGTCCTCAACTACAATTGTAGTGTCATCGACTGCAACATCTTCTAGGAGGTAGGAACCAGAGTCTATTAGACGAAGATCATATTCATCAATGTTTAGGTAGTTGCTAAGATTATTGAGAATATTATAACTTAGACCAGTTTTTTCTTGAGATTTATAGTAGAGTTCAAGAAATTTTACAAACTGCGGATCCTCCCGATCGATAAATTCGGGAACTTGCTCACGAATGGCACGAGATACTTTATTGACTTGTATTTTTTGTGTCATTTTATCAAGAAAATTTAGAAGCAACCTTTGATATCGACGCCAGGGGTTATGAAGTCTGCTGTCTTTGGAGGAATTATGACAACAGGTGGAGGAGTAATAAACTGTCCTGGATTGATATTATTTAGTGGAATGGTTGGAGGTGGTGTAGCAGTTATAGGTGCAACAGTAATATCAACCGTTGGAAATGCCATAATAGTTCCTGGAGTGGTTGGCAGAATAGTGCTGGAGTTGGCAGGAATTGCAACAACAGGTATAGACAGTGGATTAGATCCAATTCCGAAGTTGTTGCTGCCACCGCCGCCGCCTCCTCCAGTGCCAGTATCATCGCCACCAGCGCCTTCTCCACCGCCGCCGCCATCACCAACACCCCCACCATCAGCGCCTGGTCCTGGGATCGTAGTTAGACCCTCAGTATCGGCGTCGGGGTCGAGCAACTGTGGAACGTTATTACCATCGCCTACGATATTTACTGGTCCGACATTCACTTCGCCTGTTTTGTAGTTTACAGTGCCAAAGTTTGGTTCAACAACTACTTTATTGCCACCATCGTCATAATAAAGATAGATCTTTCCTTTTCCATCATCTGTAAAAAACAGAGGCTTGTCTGGATCACTATCGACATACAGCGGTCCACCTTGTATAACGCCTTCTTTATCACATGCTACATTTTTCTGAGATGGAGCACTATCAAGTAGTTCTGTACCAAACAAAACTTGGTGCGAATCTACTATATTTGGATTAGTTTCAATATACTTTAGAAGTAAAGTTTGTGTTGATACGCCATCGATAGAGGGATCTGCCAAACTAACAGCTTTGATTAGTTTTGTTGTAGAAAATATACCTGAAAAATTATTCAGGTTAGATTGTTTTGCAAATTGCTCTGCAGCTTCAATTGCTTTATTTTGAATTTGAGCATTTGTTAGGGAAGTTTTATTTTGATCAAATGTTACAAAAATTCTCGCAATAATATAAAGATATATTGGATCTTTGACAACAACTTCTAGGGCACCTACAGTATACTTTTGCATACCCTTAGAGATTTCATCTTTTATTGTATCATTCAATTTTTGCCCAGAAACAGTTGCTAACGAAATAAAGACTTTACCATAAACTGCTGGTTTTAGATTTTCGCCACCATAAGCAACTGCAGCTGTAGTGTTTGGATAGACTTTTCTAACCAAAGTCTCATAGTCAGTTGTAGTTACTGCTCTATTTTGAGCAGCAAAAAATCTAGGTGCATTGTATTTGATAGATTCTACGCTCTCTCTTTCAGACCCTTCTTGAGATTTACCAAGAATTTCAATATCTATTTCGTCTGCATCATATTCATGACCACAACTATCCACCAATCTTCCAACGTAAGTTGCATTTAGAACATCATTTGCAGCCTCTCCACTGCTGACAGCATAACGTAGAATAATAATTTCACCATCTTTCAATTTTCTACCAATTGTACCGTCACCAAAGAATATTTCATATCTAAGGTCTGGACCCTCATTGATGTGATAAATTCTTGATGTTGAGTCAACATCTGTAATATTTGTCGATTCGATGTATGAGTCAATGCTAGTAGATTGAGCATTAGGTTTTACAAATACTTGTAACGTATCAATATCTACATCACTGTTTGGAATAACAAACCTTTGTCTACGAAATGTATCTACAGTATATTCAAAATCAACAAGAGTTCCTTCATAAAGAAGCATTTTATCAAAAACTGCTACCCCCAGACTATCCACTTGTACTGTTCTTTCTGTAAGGGTATTGAATACGAAACTTTTTGCTGCTAAAACTGGTCCTCTATCAAGAGTTACAGAAAGAGGGTATGTAGTATCAGGGCAGAGTGTTGCTTTTGGTATTGTAAGTTTTATGCACACTTTTGCACTAGTCCTAGATTTAGGAACATAGTTCAGCATTTTTGCTATGGCAGCAATATTGCTCCTCATAGTGGCACTGTGTATAAATGACTCATTGATCAGCATGTTTGCAGTGAATGCTGAATAATAAGTATTATATGCAAGAATATCAATTAGATAGGATAATGCAGACCCATCAAAATCATAATCTGTAAACTCAGTCCGAGTTCTTAGATATGATTTGATTGATGATTTGATATCATCAAAATTGATAGATGTTAGGTTAGTAGGTTGCATTATGCTTGGACTGGTGTTTCTAGAATGAAATTCAACTCTTGGGTTAGTGCTTGTCCTACAATTCTATAGACTATTTCAACGAACAAGAAATATTGGTCATATTCTGGAGTTACGGTTACGTCAATAAGTAATACTCTCGGATCAAAACGTTCAACTGTATTTAGTATTTCATTTTTCACTTGATCTGACAAAAATGCATCTAGTGGTTCAAATAACAATCGACTAACTTGGCAACCATAATCAGGTTCATAAAATCTTTCCCCTGGAGTGGTCATGATCAAGTTTTTTAGCGATTGCTTGATTGCTTGATCATTATATTTACTTGAAACATCTTCAGTAGATGGATGAGGTGTAAAGGCAATGTCAATATCACGAAAACTCTTGCTGAGAGGGACTACCTCCTTCCCAGTTATAATTTTTGTAGGTTCTCCGTAATAGAAACTTGCCATTATTCGTGCCAGCGTTCAACAAAATCGTCAAAACCACCTTTTCCACCACAATGACGAGAATAACGATCCTTTGGTGGATCATTTTTTTGAATTCTTGCCAGATATTTGTCAGAAACTGGATCAGTGATTAGCACTACTGTGCCAAAATCACGTTCCATCATAGTTGGTACATTATCAGGGATAGGAGAGATAGCCATGAGAGTTTCTAGAAGTGTCTGTTTCCAGAACTTTTAGAGGGGTTGCTATCCCTAATATATTTATTGGTTTTTTTTCATTTTCCTTGACCCCTATAACGTTTTTTACGTCCATTGCGAGCTGTTGCCGCAAGATTTGTATTTTGGGATCTTCCTTGACGAGTACACTTTGGTTTACCAGGAGTGTAATTTGTTTTGACTAGACCAATTTTAGATTTTACTGCCATAATTTAGGGACCTATAAGTACTGTTTTTGCTCCTGTTGGAATTTTGCTCTTGCATGGGATAGCAAATCCATCTCCTATTCTACATGCATTCTTTTTTTCAAAAAATACTGTTTTACTAGTTGCCACTGCAATTCTTTGGTGTCCAACACCACCTGCATCATCTGCACATGTAAATACTGTCGCATTACACATGATTGGAACTGGACTATTCTGTGCTTTTGGGCAAGGAGATGTTATGATCTTGTTCATACAAGGTGACTTGTGCTCTTGTAGTATATCACCATTTACAATTGGAATCAATTTCTCAACTTTTACTGTTACACAAAATCCAACTGTCTTCGGTACTAGGGGAGCAGGTGGCCATTGAGTATAAGCATCCATTGCTGCTACAGTTTTCTTTGGTGCGGTGGCACAGCTGCCTCCACTCGGGATACATTGGATAGTAGCATGAATGATACCTGGAACACACTTCCCGTGACCGCTACAGACTCCTTTGAAAAGGGCGCAACCTGGACCTGGCATTTATGGACACTCCGACTCAAATGGGTTACCCCAAGCAGAAACTGCAGAAGCAAAGACCTGTGTAGTTGCTGTGAGGTTATTATATATATCTATTGTGCCAGAGACACTAAAAGTAGTTGGACCCAGAGCTTGGATTGAACATCCGATTAGTGTTTCAGCGGTATTGAAGGTGGTGGCGTTAGCACCTGTGCCCTGAGTCTGATTAGTTCCTGCCCCAAAACTAGGAGGGTTAGGGATAATTGGGCATGGTGAGCAAACATTGTTACAGTTGTTTGTATTTGCTGAAGTTACAGCTAAATTTACTGTTATGTAACTATTTTCTCTTTTATCAGGAACATATTGAATAATAAAATATTTTCTATAACGACTTGCACAAGGTAATTTTGAAAATGAAGCTTTGACCGTAATAACTTTTGGAAGATCATAAGGATTTGTGTACTTATGCTGATCTGGTTTGTATGTAATGTCATCGATCATTTGATCGAAATTTTTATCTTTAGTATCATAGTCAGCACCAAACTGTTTAGTGTAACTCAGTTGTGTGCCAGCCTTAGTAATAGTACTAATTTCGGTAGATGTTTCTTTTTTTATGACGCTAGTTGGTTCATCTGAGTATAAATCCTTATTTACTTTGCCAGTTTGAGTGGGTGCTGCCACCTTTCCTAACGTTTTATCAAGGTTTGTATAGTATTGATCACTTTTTACTGGTGGTTGGATGGGTAATTTGTCAATATCTGCCTTATCAAATTTATCTTGGGCAAGAGTATAGGTAACTTTTGTTTTTGAATCGTAGTCGAAGTCTTCAACAATGCTTAGAGGAGTAATATTTTGGACTGGTTGTGATCCAGCACCAAGAATTGCCTTATATTCTTCTTCAGTTGTTGCAGGTGCAGTCAAACCAGCGTTTTTTCCTGCGCTTGTTGTCTCTTTTGCATACTTCTCATACTCTTTTTCTGCCTCTTTTGCATAAGTTGTGAAGCTAACTCCTACTTTTTTCTCAATAGAGACTTCATAACCCTCAGATTTGAGTTCATCTGCCTTCAGTTTAGCATCTTCAATAGTAACAAATACCTTTTCTCCCCATTCATCAGATGTTTTTTTGACAGTTTGTCCACTTTTTGGGTCTGTATAAGTCTTTGAACGTGAAAATTTGAGCAAAAAGTGATCTGGCATTTTATTATATGTCTTATTTTCTGGTCCAAATTGCTCAACATCAGGAAAACTTGTGTTTTGTGATGGTTTTGGTGTCTTTTTTACGCCAGTAAACTTACCAAGTTCACCTTGATAGGAAGCAACCTTGTCTTTGAACGCAGATACCGTGTTTGGATCGAGTCCTTCGAACACAGTATCCGTTCTATTCTTGAACATATACGGAACTTTTATCCCTGGCGGTGCTGATGTCGAATATCCACTGCCGCCATTGATAATTTTTACTGAAGTAAGCACTCCATTAGTGAATTTTCCTTCAACTTCTGCTTGTTTTCCCGTGGTTGTTGGTGGAATTCCAATAACGATCGTTGCAGGATACGGCAATTTATCAAATCCACTACCTCCACTTACAATTGTAGCACCAGTAACAACACCATTGGTCACTGTAACTGTAACTTCTGGTTGTTTTATATCGTCAAATGCGTGTGGAACATCCTTTTTGAGATTTAGAATTTCAAATTGTATCTCTTTTTGCCTGAATTCGTACATTCCTACGATCATTGCACGGTCTGGAATACCTTTTCCAGCACAAACATTGATACTTTTTCCTCCACTTGTGGTGTAGTTGGTGTCTTTTGTAAAATTACTACCATTTCCAGACAGTTCTAGAACATGCCAAGGAAAATTCTTGATGTCAGTGTGCATAACTTTAGCAACTGTCCATCCATTTAGAGATTCACCTTTAGAAATTTTAGTTGCTCCAGTACCAGAACTCACAGAAACACTTCCGACAGCAGTGATAACCACAGTAAAATTGATTACACTCGTAGTATTGTTGGTGTGAGTATGAGTATAAGATAAATTGAAACTATTATTGACTGCGTATCCAGATCCACCAGATGAAACTCCAACGATTGATATTGTCGTTCCACCAAATGTATAAACTCCATTGACTTGGGATAAAATAATTGGAGTAAATCTTACTGTTATAATCAGACCTTTATTGGCAAAAGACGGAGATCCAAATTCTTTGAAGACATCAACATCATATTCATTTTGTCTCCAATTATTGACGGTTGATGTAGAGGTATTTACGCCAGCGTTCTCTGCCCAGGCAGGTGTTGTTGTGGAACCTACTTGCAATGATAATGATGTTACACTATTTGTAAGTTGAGTTGTTGCATTATTATATTTGAATGCAATTCTTTTGACTGCACTGCTAGCAGTATAGATCGTTGGGAATGGACGCTCAGGAATTCCAGTAAGATCACCGTCTGGAGTAGTATACGATATGCTGGTGGATGTTGGAGTGACGGACCCTCCACAATGTACACATTCAGTCCTTGTACTAAATGCTACCTGCTGCTGGCCGCCACCCCCAAGACCACCACCGCCGCCAGTACCAGTACCAGTACCAGTGCCAGTACCAGTGCCTTGCGATGTTGTTCGAATTTGATATGTCAGATGTTTGGTGCAAGCACTGTCAGCAACAAAATAAGTTGAGGTATCATACAAATATGCAAACCACTGATCACTATCAATCGGGAAAAAAGAAAGTTTTGCAGGAACTGTATTCCATACACGATACATTGTAGTGGTTTGGGTGTTGCTGCTGGATCGGCCGAAGCCCGACGACTGGCTTCCTTCAAGTCTTTTTTCTTTACCACACGTCGAAAGAGGTAGCGAAGCTTGGTTCCCCCCAGTGGTGGGACCACCAATCGACATGATGACCGATCCGTACATGATTCGATCACGTTCTACGCCAGGCCAATGTAAGTCGGTATTACGTGCTGGATAATGCCATGATGTGACCTTGACTCCTTTACCACTATCTGGCATCCAGTTGCCACAATGACTATTATTGAATGTAGGAAGCCCGAATCCTTGTTGCTCTTTCGGAGACCCATCAGTATTACAACCGCTCATGTTCTAATTTCCGTAGACGACTATAAATTTCATTATAATTCTCTACCATATTTAGATGCTTCTCTGCACCCTCTGGCTTATAGACAAGGGCAATATGAATCGTATCTAACCACTTTGATAACGCATTGACTTTCTCTTCCAACTCGACCACTCTTTTGATAATTGTTTGTATTGCTTCAGAGGAAACGCGGTGGGCATACTCATTTTCG